CAAACCAAAGGAAGAAAAGCATTCTTCCAAATTTACAGCATTGCATTTAGTGCTGCCACAACCGTAGCGGTATCAGTCGATACTACAAACGTGTTAGGCTTGCCATGCCGTATTAGTGATGAAGCTTATATTATTGATTCAGGATTTACAGGTTCAGTTGCTGTAGATTCAGGAACTTTAGCATATGCGTTCTACACCAATACAACAACTTACTCCAACCAAACTGTATCAAGCATAACAACAGCAAACCCTGGTGTTGTTACCGTTGGATACGCTCCTGCAAGTGGTACGATTGTTCAATTTACAGGTACAGTTCCTGCTCCATTAGCAACAGGAACAAACTATTGGTGGACATATGTATCTGCAACAACAGGTAAATTGTCAACATCCCAAGCCAACTATTTAGCAGGAACATTTGTTAACGTATCAGGTTCTTATTCATCAGGTGCTACATTAGTACCACAGATGGTATCAAGCTCTGTTACAGCAGATGTACGTGGTACATACACACCTGCAGGAACTTTAAACGGTTCTAATAAATTAGTGCTTACCTTAGGATTAACAGGTATTCAAGTTGGTCCTCAGTCCACAACCACAGGCTTACTTGGTATTGCCCAAGCCTAATAGGAGAGCTTAAATGCAAAATAAAAAATTTATGCGTGAACCAAAAGAGTATACGACTGAGCCAACAGCCGATGAATTAAGTCATGAAGGCATGAAAAAAGGCGGACATGCTAAGCATATGGCAATTGGTGGTATGAATCAACCTATGCGTGGTGCAATGCCTATGCCACAACGAGCTGTACGTCGTCGTCCTATGGCTATGCAAGCACCGATGGGTCAAAACTCAATGCAAGGTCAAATGCCTGCTATGAAGCGTGGCGGTAAAGCGCATCATGCTGAAGGTGGTGAGTCTAAGGCAATGGAGCGCAAAGAAATGCGTGAAATGCATAAGATTGAAAAAGAACTCAAGCACCATGAAAGCATGAAAGCAGGAAAAGCACATCACGGCTTGAAAAAAGGCGGTATGGCTAAAGGCATGTATTCACCACAAATTGGTGGATTGCTTGGTGAGGGTAAACCACATCACAAAGGCATGACAGGTGGAGTAGAAGGGCCAGGCTTTAAACATGGCGGTAAGATTCACCGTGTTTCAGGTCATCCTGAGGGTTCACATGAGCATCACAAGCATATGGCTAAACACCATGCCAAAATGCACAAAGAAAGTGGTTCAGCGCATCACAAAAAGATGCATGAACATCACAAATCTATGTGTTCAGGTGGCAAGTATGCTATGGGTGGTGGTGCAGGTACAATGCCTGTTGTAAAACATGGTGGCGCACAGTTAAGACACGGTGGCAAAGCTATGCACAAAGCAACAGGTGGTTTAGCCGCCAAAGGTGATGCATTCCAAACTAAAGGCACTTTAAAGCCAAAGATTAATGTACAAGATAAGGTTACAGAAGCAAAACAAACCAAATCTTTCCATACAAAAACAGGTGGCGTAGAAGGTGCAGGTTACAAGCATGGCGGTAAAATGCATAAATATGCTAAAGGTGGAACAGTATCCGAAAGCGTTGCAAATCGTTATTTAAATGACATAAAAGATGGAAGCAAACCACACAAGAAAGCAGGAAAAACAGGAGAAATTCATGAAGCTCCTGCAGGTTACAAAAAAGGTGGTCATGTGAAACATCATGAAGGTCATGTAATGCATCACAAAATGCATGGTCATAAAGAAGGTGGACACATGCATATGCACGAGCATGCAGAAAAAATGGCGATGGGTCATCACAAAATAGATGGTCATCCTATGAAGCACGGTGGTCATGCCAAGAGCAAGATTTCCACGCATCATAAAAAAGGCGGTAAGTGTAACTACTAAAAGGTAGGGGGAGAAATCCCCCGCTTTTTAATTTTGGAGAATTTTCATGAGCAATTATATTGTTTCATCTGTAACTCGTGGTGGCTCGTATGAACCTTTTGATTTGCAAGTTGCCCGTAGCCAAATTTATGGTCATCAACAAGTCAATATTTTTGGTTATCAAGCTTCTGTAACAACTACTAGCATTCCTGTTTGGGAAAATGCTACAACTTATACTTACATTACGAATGCATCTACTTTAACGCTTGTAAGCTCATCCGCATCCGATGATACGGTTGCTAAAGTGTTGATTAATGGCTTAGATGCAAACTTTAATCAGATTTCTGAATCTTTGCAGATGAATGGTACTACAGGTGTAACTACTCTGAATAGCTATTATCGTGTAAATAGTATGGTTTTAGTATCGGCAGGAACAGGGCAAACTACTAACGTAGGTACAATTACATTAAAGCAATCCTCTAATATTGTTTCTCAAATCAATGTAGGAATTGGCAAATCACAAAGTACTGTATTTACAGTACCTGCAGGATATACATTTTATTTAGATTTGGCTGAAGTAAACACATCAAATAGTTATACAGGAAGTACAATTGTTACTTACAAAGTACAGGCAATTAATAATGTTACAGGTGTAAAGTTTGTTGTGTTGCAACAACCATTTGTATCAATTTATACAGCCCAAAGACAAGCAAATCCGTTTTTATATGCGGAAAAAACCGACATTCAATGGCAACTTGTTACAAATACAGGAACAATTTCTGCGGGCGTTATTATTACAGGGAAACTTATTCAAAACAGTAATACAGTTGTTGGCACAGGAAGCTAATCATGCCATTGATTAAGTCAAAATCTGAAAGAGCCTTCAAGAAAAATATTTCTACAGAAATTCATGCGGGCAAAAAACCCAAGCAAGCTGTAGCAATTGCTTATTCAATGCAACGTAGTGCAAAGAAAAAAGATGGTGGCGGTCTTTATGCCAATATTCATGCTAAACAAGAGCGGATAAAGCGTGAAAAAGCCCAAGGATTACCTGTAGAACACATGAGAAAGCCTAATAGTAAAGGCGCACCAACAACAGAAGCGTTTATTCAGTCTGCTAAAACAGCTAAAAAAGCGAAGGGCGGTAATGTATCGCTTGCTGTAGGTCGTGGTGAAAAGAAACCAACAAGCCAAGGTGCGGGATTAACTGAAAAAGGTCGTGAAAAATACAACCGTGAAACAGGAAGCCATTTAAAAGCACCGCAAGCAAAAGGCTCAAGACATGATTCATTTTGCGCCCGTATGAAAGGCGTTGTAGAACATGCAAGTGGTGATGCCCCAAGAGCAAAAGCATCCTTAAAGCGTTGGCATTGTGCCGATGGCGGAAAACCAAAGAAGAAATATGATATTAAGGGGTGGTAATGAGTACAAGCGGAACTGTATCCACCACAGTCGTTACGGTTCAAAACCTAATTGATAGTGGTGCAAGAAGGGCGGGGAAACTTGCGGAAGAATTAACGTCCGAGCAAATCTTTGCATCAAAACAATCGCTGTATTATTTGTTATCTAATCTCGTCAATTATGGCGTTCAGTATTGGGCTATTCAAAAGAACGTGATAGGTTTATACCCTGACCAATACGAATACTTATTGCCTGTAGGAACAAATGATGTATTAAATGCCAATTATCGGTATTTAACGATTAATACTAATAATCCGTTTTCATCATCAGGTACAACTGCAAATGCATTTGATGGAGCATATACCAATATTTGCCAACTTAATAGCAATACAGGCAATATTGGTATCAATAATGGTACACAAAACCCTATTTACATGGCAACGATTGGTATTTTGCCTGCTATAACAGGTACGGTTAACTATCAAATACAAGCATCACAAGATGGTTCTACATGGACAACTGTAGTTACACCTACGACTACATCTTGGACGCAAAGACAATGGATTTATAACGATTTAGACCCATCTACAAGCGCTCCATATTGGAGAATTTTGCAAACAAGTGGCGCAAACATGGGTTTTTATCAAGTTATCTTTGGTTCTAATCCTACGGAAATACCAATGTTTCGTATGAACCGTGATGATTATGTTAATTTGCCCAATAAAAACTTTTTGAATAACTATCCGTTGCAGTATTGGTTAAATCGCACAATACCGCAACCCACTATGACTCTCTGGCCTACACCACAAATATATTCGCCACAGATTGTGGCATGGTGTACACGCTATATACAAGACGTTGGCGCATTAAATGGTTCAATTGAAATTCCGCAACGTTGGTATTTAGCAATACAAAATATGTTAGCGCATCAAATGGCGATGGAGTTGCCACAAGTTGACCCTGCAAGAATTGCTTATTGCGAACAACAAGCAGAAAAATATTTACACATTGTGCAAGAAGAAGAGCGTGATAAGTCACCGATTTATTTTGCACCTAACATTAGCGTATACACACGATGAAATGGTTAAATACCCGTGGTAATTCCGTACTGACGATTCAGGTTTGCGATAGATGCAAAATGAAGCGTGCGTATGATGACGTTCAAGAAGATGGGAATACACCAGGGCTTCGTGTGTGCAAGTTTGGGTGTATTGATAACAAAGACCCGTACCGATTAAAGATGCGTCAACCTGAAAAGATATCTGTAAGATTTCCCCGTCCTGATGCTTATATTGGAACGGGTAATAATCAGATTGTTACGACTCCTAATGCGCAAGATTTATTATCTTTACAAACAAACTATACTGAAAACGGAAACTTGGAAGGCATTACTTACACGCCCGTTAATACTAATCCATGACTAATAAGACCATTCCTGAACTACCTCCCGCAGGTCCGTTAATTGGAACGGAGCAAGTACCTATTCAACAAAATGGATTAACGGTACAAACAACAGTAGCCGCGATAGCTAACAGCCCAACGCAACAGCAAACTTTTATTACGGTTAATCAAGAACCAACGCTTGCTAATAGCAGAAGTCTTATAGGTGGATTGGGCATAGGAACGTCTACAGGCTCACCACAAGGACAGTTTTCTTTATTCCTTAATGGTGTATCCGCTTCTTTAGAAAACGCATCACAAGGGATTGTTGTTAAAAATAGCGGTAGTGGTGTTACGAATAGAAGTATTGCAACCACAGGTGCAGGATTATCTGTGGCAAATGCTAATGGTGTAAGTGGAAACCCTACTCTTGGATTGAGTGGATTGCCTTCAGCATTAGCAAGTTTAGGTGGTACAGGATTTATTTCTGTATCAGGTGGTTCTACATTAAGCGTTTCTACAATTACAGGAACAGCTAATCAAATAGGCGTAACAGGCGGTGATGGTAGCTCTTTACCAACAATTAGTATTGCAACAAACCCAATAATCCCTGGGTCAGGCTCAATAACCATTCCAAATGGAACAACAGGTCAACGCTCAGGAAGTATAGGGGCAATTCGTTATAACTCTACGCTAGGAGCATTTGAAGGTTATCTATCTACAGGATGGCAACAGTTTTCATCTGCAGGTGGCGTAACTACTTTTCAAACATCATTATCAGGGTTAACACCTAGTACACCTACAACAGGTACAGTTACTTTAGCAGGCACACTTAATCCATCTTCAGGCGGAACAGGAGCAAATACACTTACAGGATATGTAGTTGGTAATGGCACATCGCCATTTACAGCAACAACAACAATTCCAACAACTGATTTATCAGGTACGATTTCTAATGCACAGCTTGCAAATTCAAGCATTACCATTAATTCTAATACGGTAAGTTTAGGTGGTTCAGTTAATGTAGGCACTATTACATCTGTCACAGGTACTGCCCCTATTCAATCAAGCGGTGGTAATACACCTGCTATTAGCATTACTCAAGCAAGTGCAAGCACAAATGGATACTTATCATCAACTGATTGGAATACATTTAATAACAAACAGCCTTCAGGTTCTTATGTAACCTCTGTGGGTGCTACAAGTCCTGTATCATCTAGTGGTGGTACAACGCCAACGATATCCATGCCACCTGCAACATCGACAGTTAGCGGATATTTAACATCAACCGATTGGAATACTTTTAATAATAAAGGTTCAGGTTCGGTTACTTCGGTATCAGGTACAGGTACTGTAAACGGAATTACTTTATCAGGTACGGTTACATCAAGTGGCAATATTACTCTTGGTGGAGCGCTTGCTAATGTTGCAAATAATCAGTTAACTAATAGTTCAATCACCATTAATAGCAATGTAATTTCTTTGGGTGGAAGCGCAACAATTACAGCTAATACACCAAATGCTTTAACTATCGGTACAGGTTTAAGCGGAACATCTTTTAATGGTTCTACCGCAGTAACGATTGCTATAGCAAATACAGGCGTAACCGCAGGAATATATGGCTCGGCTACGGCAATACCGTCTGTTACGGTGAATGCGCAAGGTCAAATTACATCTATTACGACAAATGCATTAAATTCACCTGCATATCAAGGCACATGGAATGCGTCTACAAATAGTCCAACTTTAACATCTAGTGTGGGTACAAATAATAATTATTATGTTGTATCAACTGCAGGAACAACGACTTTAAATGGTATTTCTTTATGGTCGGTAGGTGATTGGGCTATTTTTAATGGCACAACAAATGTTTGGGAAAAGATTAATGGTAGTTCATCGGAAGCATTTACAAGTTTGACTGTCACAGGTTTGACGGGTTACATGTATGCTAATGGTACAAGTGCGGTTACAGCATCTACAACGATTCCTACAACGTCTTTAAGCGGTACGATTACAAATGCACAATTGGCTAATTCGAGTATTACAGTCAATGGAACATCGATAAGTTTGGGAAGTAGTGGAACGGTAACAGCATCAGCGGGAACATTAACAGGAACTACATTAAATTCAACGGTAGTAAACTCAAGTTTGACAAGTGTAGGAACGATTTCTACAGGTACTTGGCAGGGTTCTATTATTGGCACTTTATATGGTGGAACAGGCACAAGTGTTGGTGTTGCAGGTGGTGCATTTTAACAAAATATTGATATAATGAACAAAAGGAATTGATATGGCACAAACAGGCTTTACACCCATCCTCATTTATGCAAGCGGAACAACGGGCAATACGCCATCCGCAGGTAATTTAACCTCTTCAGCAAACGGTGCTGAACTTGCAATCAATTATTTTGATGGAAAATTGTTTTATAAAGATGCGTCAGGTAATGTTCAAGTATTGGCATCTAAAGCAGGCAATATCAACGTATCATCTATTAGCTTCGGCACAACAGGATTAACACCAAACACCGCAACAACAGGTGCAATTACCGTTACAGGTACATTGATAACAAGCAATGGCGGAACAGGGTTGGCGAGCTACACAGCAGGTGACTTGCCTTACTATGCGTCAGGTACAGCCTTATCTAAACTTGGTATTGGTACTAGCGGACAGATTTTAACATCAAGCGGAACAGCCCCACAATGGTCAACACTAAGCGGTGTTGCGGTTACTACATTCCAAACATCGTTATCGGGATTAACTCCTTCTACTGCAACAAGCGGTGCGATTACATTAGCAGGTACTCTTGGTGTAGCATCAGGGGGAACTGGGTTAAATTCCTTGTCATCAGGATATATTCCTTATGGAAATGGTACAAGTGCTTTTAGTTCTAATGCTAATTTTTTATTTGATGGGACTAATTTAAACCTTAAATCAAGTGGAAACCTAAACTTTGTATATGGTAGTTCTTCTCAAGGAATTAACTTTCAAAATGGTGTTGGCACAACAATACAACAAATTAAATATTTAGATAGTAATGGAAGTTTAACAATAGGTGGTGCATCAGGAACTTCTGTTCCAATTATTTTTAATACGAGTTCATCAACAGAAGCAATGCGTCTTAATACTTCAGGCTATCTAGGAATAGGTACAAGTAGTCCTAGTACATTACTTCAAATTAATGCTAGTGGAGCAAGTCCTGCATGGTTATATTCAACAAATGCAACAAGTGGAAGTTATTTTGGAACATCTGGAACAGGCGAAACAATTGTTTACCAAACAGGTGCATATCCAATTCAATTTTATACAAATAGTTTAGAACGGATGCGTCTTGATTCATCAGGCAATCTAGGACTTGGAGTTACTCCTAGTGCTTGGACATCTGCTTTTAAAGTTGTTGAAATAGGTTCAAAAGGTGGTGCTTTAGCGGGTGCATCTGGTGAAGTTGACCTTTTTAATAACGCTTATAACAATGGCTCTAACTATATTTATGGAATAAGTAGTTACGCAACCCAATTTCAAATGAATAACTTGGGTCAATTTAGATGGTACACAGCACCATCAGGAACAGCAGGTACAACAGCTACCTTTACCCAAGCAATGACTTTAACAAATGCTGGTGGATTATCTGTAGGAACAACAAGTGATGCAGGTGCAGGAAATATAAGAGCATCAGGTGTATTTTATGCTGGTGATGGCAGTACATCTAACAATGCTTTTGCTAGAGCAGGTGGTTCAGGAACAGGAATTTATTTTCCAGCAGCTAACACTATAGGATTTTCAACAAGTGCAAGTGAAGTAGCAAGAATTGATTCATCAGGCAATCTAGGACTTGGAGTTATTCCTAGTGCTTGGGGAAGTTCAAGAAAAGCAATACAAGCTGGTGTTGGTGCATCATTACAAGGAAGTACAGGAACTTATGGCTTTGCTGAATTTGGTGCAAATTTTTATTACAACGGAACAAGTGATATTTATTTAGCTTCTGATTATGCTTCTAAATATCGTCAAATATCAGGACAACATCAATTTTATGTAGCACCATCTAGTACAGGAACTATATCCTTTACCCAAGCAATGACACTAGATAATAGTGGTAATTTATTAGTAGGTACTACAGCAACCAACGTTACTTCAGGTGGCTTTAATCTTTTGTTTAATTCAGGTTCATCTTATGAAACTATTGGTCATGCTACAGGTTCAGCAAGTGGTGGAGCATATTTAGCATTTAGATACAACAATGGCGATATTGGAACTATTACCCAAAACGGCACAACAGGTGTTTTATATAATCTTACATCTGATTATCGTCTTAAAAACAATCCAACAGCATTAACAGGTGCATCAGAGTTTATTATGGCTTTACAACCTAAGACTTGGGATTGGCATGATGGTTCAGGTAAAGGTGTTGGATTTATTGCTCACGAATTTATGGAAGTTGCTAAATATTCAGGCAATGGCACAAAAGATGCAGTAGACGCTGAAGGCAATCCAATCTATCAATCAATTCAACCATCATCATCTGAAGTTATGGCAAATCTTGTAGCATTAGTACAAGAACAACAAGCAATTATTGAACAACTCAAAGCAAAGGTAGGTATCTAAATGACAACATATTTATGGCAAGTAGTACAAATGGACAGACTAACAAGTGATAATTTCGTCATAGTTTGTCATTACACCGTAACGGCTACAGATGGCACTTACACAGCATCTACATACGGCACAACATCTTATACACAAGTAGAAGGTGAAACTTATATTCCTTACGCTGATTTAACAGAAGCAATATGCGTAGGATGGGTGCAGACTTCAATTGGAAAAGATACAACAGAAGCAAGTTTACAGTCTCAAATTGATTTATTAAAGAACCCAGTACAGGAATCAGGGGTGCCTTGGGTACAGTCTTAATTTTAGGGTAAGCCATCAGCCCTTTTTGGTGGCAATTTTTTAGGATATTAAAAAATGGAAAAACTTTCATTAACAACTGATTTAATTAACGGCATTCTTCAGTATCTTGGTTCTAGACCTTTTGTTGAAGTTGCGGGATTAATTAATGAGATTCAAAAACAAGCAGGTGAGCAAGGCGCAACTCCTGTACAGCAAGAAATATTAGATACAAATCCACCAACAACAACCCAATAAGGAGTGTTTATGGACTTACTGAAGAAAATTGAAGAAACTGCAGAAAAGATTGTTCATCAAGTTGAATCAGCACTTGGATACAACACTGACCACGGGGATATTACCCGTGTAAAGGTTGATGAAACTCCTGCGGTTGTAGCACCGCCTACAGTTGAAACAACACCTTCTACACCTGAAGCTCCTGCGCAATAATGGATATGGATGCAAT